CTGGGACGTTGCATTCAATGTTAAAAGAAAATGGAAATGCATCCATTGCGGTAAGCAGACGCTTTCAGCAAATCCAATTAGCTTCATCAATCAAAATAGAAACAAAGCCAAGGAGGCCAAGCTGTGAGCCATCTTGTTAACGCCAACAAAATGGTCGTCAGTAAAACCCCGCGCACAGACCGACAGCCGGTTGTCACCGTGGCGTTCCAGCACTTCGTGAAGGCTGGCTTCGCCCGTCAGCTAGAGAGGCAACTGGCTGGAGCGAACAAGCGCATCAAAGAACTCGAAGCCAAAGTGAACGAGTTGGACGACCTCAAGAAATGGTTGGAGGGACGATGAAATTAACCGAAGGACACAAGAGAGTGCTTTTTAATGCAATCAACGGTTTGCCGGTAAAACGATGCTGCTTATTCTGCGGACACAAGCAGCTCAATTTAGACACTGTAATCGACACAACAGAATACAACGATGGAATACCGGCAGCACTGATTCAGGGCGCAGGACACATTCCGTTTGTTCAAGTTATCTGCGCTCAATGCGGATTCGTCCACCTCTTCAACGCCATCGCTTTAGGTGTGGTCGATAAAGCAACCGGAAAGATGAGGGAGGAGGAATGAACATCCCAATCGGACCAGCCGCATTCGTGTTCCGTCACAAGCGAACCGGCCAGATTGTCGTCGTACCCAACGAACGATGGCATGAATTGTACGACAAGAAGGATGACTGGGAACATACTGCGAGCGTGAATGCTTGCGGAGCTTTACAGTACATCATCGACGCCAAACCGGCTGAACGGAAACGATACATTAAGTCACTTACGGAGAAACCATGAAAAAAGAAAAGATGACGCGAGTCGTCACAATCGATACGCAGCTCCATGACGACCTCAAGGAGTTCTGCAACCGCAACGGACTGAAGATCCAATTTGTCGCTCGGGAGGCGCTAAGGAAGTACATGGAAACTCAACATACGACGCAACCGTTGACTCCCTGCGCCGCTACCGCCCAGTAGCGATTCGTACCGTGTGGTACGGACAACACCCTTCGCTCGCTATGAAGCAGTGGGCGGAGGGACAAATTTCCTAAAACTATGAATCTGAGAGACTACCAACAAAAAGCAGTCGAGTGGGCCAAAACTAGCGATGGCCTGATCATCGCACCGGCAGGGAGTGGCAAGACCTGGATTGCCGCGAGCATCATCAAACACTTCCAACATAGCTTGGGTGGGGCTAGATTTGGCTGGCTCGCTCCAACCCGCGAGACATGCCAGCAAGCGCGCACATCGCTCCGTGTTGCCGGTGTACCGGACGAGATTGTGGATATCCGTTGTCCGCATGAATCAGTGGACTTCAGCAAGAAGGACATGCTGATCGTTGACGAAGCGAAGCACAGTCCTGCCGCCGGATGGCGACGCATCATCGAATCCTGTAACGGACCGCGTTATGGCTTTGATGCGACTCCATGGTGCGACGATGAAGAACGCAACGCCGTAACACGAACGCTCTTCCGCAATCGTCAGTACGAAATCAAGCGCAGCGACATCGGCGATTCATTGGCCGACGCTTACCTCGAAATCAGCGATGCCACCGACCTCAACATCCAGCAGAAGATCGATGACAACATCGACCGACTCTTCAATGCGCGGCGTCGGTACATGCGGATAAGTGACGACGAATTGAAACGCATGTGCGCCTGGGAATCGCTCGTTGAAATCGGCATCTGCGAGAACCGCGAGCGAAATCAATACGCTATCAACTACGCGCTGGAGCATCTGGACATGCAGACGCTCATCCTTATCCCTCGCATTACGCTGGGCGAGGACTACGAAAAGCGCATTCCCGGTTCACTCCTCGTCCATTCGAAGATTGGCAAGAAGCAGCGCAAGGCGGCGATGGAGGAGTTCAAGGCTGGCAACCTGCGGACCATGATTGCCACATCACTGGCCGACGAAGGACTTGATCTTCCAAATGTCGAACTACTCATCATGGTGAGTGGCGGTCGGTCGTCGCAGAAGACGATTCAAAGGGCGAGTCGCGCATTGCGAAAAACAGATTCCAAAAACTGTGCGACAATCGTTGATTTTTCGGACAAGTTTCATCCCATCGGAGCGTTCCACGCAAAGAAGCGAATGAAATGCTACCGTGAACTAGGTTGCGTTTTCCAATGAGTGCATCAATTACAACAACGAATGAAACAGCCACGCCCACAGAGAACGTGGTTTATCTGATCGGCGAACTACGAGGCATCAGCCGTCAAACCGAAACCAAGACAGGCGCGCTTATGGTGCGCCGCGTTATATCCGTCGCTCGTCATTGGACGGATGCGGACGGCAGGTTTCACGAAGATTACGATGAATTCGAGCTGTCCTCATGGGGGCAGGTTGCCGAGAAGATTATTGAGATTCAGAACGGCGCTCTAGTGCGCGTAAAAGGCCGCGTGAAGGTCGAGAAATGGAGTGATGGCGGTGAAACCAAGAGCGCTGTGCGTATTGCGGCGGAACAAATAACGGTCCTTTGCTACTAAAATGAAATCAAACCAAACAATCGTTGCGGTCGATCCTGGTGTAGGAGGCGGATTCGCGGTCAAAACGGCTGATGAAATTCTGCTCTTTCCAATGCCCGAATCATTGCCCGATATGGCGCAACTACTAATCGGATTCAAATTAGCAGATAGCCACTTGTGGATTGAGAAGGTTCCCAAGTTCGTGTCCAAGCTGACACCCGCCGCAAGCGTTGCCACGCTCCATGAAAACTACGGCATTATCCAAGGACTGGCCTACTCTCAGGGCTATGCGCTTCACCGCGTCGAACCCAAGATCTGGCAGGAACCTCTCGGACTCGGCGGTAGAAAGGCGTGCGCCACTGGTCCTGAGTGGAAGCGAAAGCTCAAGAGCAAGGCTCAGGAACTGTACCCCCATCTGGATGTCAGTCTCAAGAACTGTGACGCCCTGCTCATTCTCCATTACGCTCAAGGAGGCGGCAGATGATTCGTAGGATGAATCGGCCACCGTCGCCTGAAGAGCTGAAGCAAATGCTCATCGCCGCATTCGCAATGGGCGTCGTCATCACCAGCGCATACTTCATTCTCTTTGTCCTCAAATGAGCCAAGAACTCGAAGACATCAAAGAAGAGCTGGCAGAGTACAAATGGATTTCCAAGGAGCTTGCGAAAGCACTTGGCTGCGGATGCACAATCGGAGGAGACTTCGACCTGTGCATTGACTGCACCGACACACAGAAAGCATACAAACGAATACAGAAAATATATGAGCCTAAACAGTGCGAACAAAATAGTCAGAATCGCTGAAGCCGATGAATCAACGCCACGCATCGATTTCGCGTACATCGACAAGAAGTATAAGGAATGGCTTGTCCGCCGTGGATTCGCCAGCGAAGAGCAAACTGAACTCGGCATGCGACGTTCCGACGGTCGTCGCGGTCGTGCGGTCAAACGAATCAATTCCGATGAAAGCATCTGAAATATCCCGAGAACAACTCTTGAAGGAAGCTCCGCGCCTCATTGACTATGCGATTCTTCGAGGTTGGATGAGCAAGCCAGCGAAGCCAAAACGCAGCGTGGATGGCGGATGGCAAGCGGTTGGAGTCGGCCATCTCGACGACGCTTCTGAAGATGAAATACAAGAACTCAGGAAACAGCTCAGTGGAGGTTGAACTCCTGTCCGACGACGTAGAAATACGCATCGGAGAAACCAAGTGGTCAGGCGTGGCCTACATGCGCGAGGGCAAGGCCAAGATCTACGTTCGAACGAAAGCTGAATTCAAAGCTAAGTTCGTCCTGATAGATGCGAAGCCCTAAACTTTACATCGCCGCACAAGAGCAGCTCTTTGCGAAGTTTCAGTCACGCTCCATCGCCATCCAGCATTGGAGCAAATATCTGATGACTCCCAAAGAGCTTGCTCTCCTTTTCAGCAAGTTAGAGAAATCAAATTCAGTCCTCTCCGAAATCGCCAAGACTGATCTTGGTCGAAGCGGGGAGATAGCGAGAAAACAACTTGGAATCGAATGAATCAATCAAAAGTAGATCGTGCGCGCGCATGGCTGCGTAACACGCCAGGAGCCGTCTCGGGTCAGAATGGGCATGGAGCAACCTTCGCTGTGGCAACCTCGCTCATACACGGTTTTGAGCTGAATGCGGGGGATGCTGAAACGCTCATGCATGAGTACAACTCGAAATGCCTCCCACCGTGGAAGCCGAACGAATTGGCGCACAAGCTCGATCAGGCGTCCAAGGTTTCGCACGACAAGCCGCGCGGATGGCTTCTGGAATCGCATCCCAGCATCGGTCAGGGCGGCACTCCAGTATCTCCAACCGGTAAGTTCGTGGTGCGAAAGATCCAAGCAATTCCGCAATCGGACTTTCGATTTTCAACCATAGATTTCTTAAAAGCCTGCTTTGAACCAGACGAAGTTGTCTGCATTTGCAACGACATCGTCAGCGACGATGAAGGTCGGACTCGGCCAAACTCCAAGGGTACATTCCTCAAGCGCGACGAATGGATTGAGAAGCATTTCACGCCGCCAATTAGTTCCATGTGGAACGGCCCTGACAGCCGTGGCGCATACGTCCGCGTCAACCCATGCTTCGATGAGAGCGGTTCTGATTCCGGCGTGGCAGCATTCCGCCATGTCCTCGTTGAGATGGACGAGAAGACCAAGGACGAGCAATGGACGATCCTCAAGGAGTCCAAATTGCCGATGTCCGTCGTCATCGATTCCGGTGGCAAGAGTTTGCACGGCTGGGTACGAGTCGATGCAGCGAACAAGGAGGAATGGAACGAGCGTCGTGATGTCGTCTATCGCCAGTTAGAGACGCTCGGCATCGATCCGAAGAACAAGAACGCGAGCAGGTTCTCTCGTCTTGCCGGTGTAATGCGCGATGGCAAGGAGCAGAAGCTGTTGGCCATCAATGTCGGGTCGGTCAACTGGGATGCGTTTACGGACTATCTGGAGTCGCAGGACATGCCTCAGGAGTTCTCGCTCGATAGCATCATCGAGTACGACCCTAAGAATGATCCTGACAATCTGATCGGCGACAGATGGCTACGTCGCGGTTCATCGCTTCTCTTTGTAGGCCAAAGTGGTTGCGGCAAAAGCTCGATGGCCGCGTATCAGGGGATGAAGTGGGCGTCCGGTGAAGCGTGGTTCGGCGTAAAGCCTGTGCGCGCGCTGAAGGTGGCCTACATCCAAGCCGAGAACGACATTGCCGATCAGCATGACGCACTCAAAGGCGCTGCTCAGATGACGTTCGGAAAAGAGAACTGGGAGCGAGGATTGCGGAGTGTTGACATGCTCTTCTTCCGCGAAACGGTTCGCACCGGAACAGACTTCGCCACAATGCTCCGCCGTCTCGTTCGCAAGACCAAGGCTGACGTTGTTTACATCGATCCGCTGCTCTCCTACATGGGCGGCAATCCTGCTGACATTGAGGTATGCGCGAACTTCACGCGACATCTGCTCCAGCCGATTATGATGGAGACAGGCGTTGTCCTGGTGCTTGTCCATCACTTCCCAAAGCCGAAGGGCAAGGACGACAAGCCGGAGAGCGTGGCAGATTTGGCCTACTCAGGATTCGGATCATCGGACCTGACCAACTGGGCGCGCGAGGTGATTGTGATGAAGGAGGTTGGCTTCAACAATCCGCGCAAGTTCATGCTTGGCATGGCGAAACGGGCAGACCGTTCCGGCATGACAGACAAGGACGGAAAAGTCACCGGATCGATTATGATCCAGCGTGGAACAGGCGGCGACATCTCATGGAACTACGCGGAGCCTGAGAAGTTCGTCGTTGATAAGGAGTCGGCGAAAAAGCCGTACTCCAAAGGACGATATCCTAAGCGTTAGCCTTCTCACGCATGGCGCGGCGACGGCCTTTCGCGGCGAGCGATTGGAACTTCGCCTTGCCGTATTTTTTGCGGCCAATGGCTGCACTTAATGCAGCAGGCTCTCTCACACCCTTCTTCTCAAGGCTGCTGATGAGCTTCTCGTAACGTCCGCCACCACCAAGTTTCATCTTGTCCATAAAATTACCATGCTTTGCAACTCCAGTGCCGAGGAGTCGTTTTATCGGTTGCCGTCGCGCAGTTATGCCGCGCGCGGAAGTTCTTACGACGCTCAGGATTCGACTTCTTGATCGTCATGTTGGCGTCTCCAAAGCGAACCTTGATGACGTTGCCGTTGTCGTTCTTGACGTAGACAGCACTCTTCTTCCGCTCGCCAGGAGTGTAGAACGGTTTGTTGAGCGTCACCTTCTTGCCCT